AAGAGAGATTAAAGAGGCATATGCCGCATACGAGTTTGTAGCATCATATCTTCTCGAAAACAACTTTGCATCAACAGTTGATGACGCAAATGTGATTATCAACAATATGAGTGAGGGTTGGTTCGATCAAATTATGGAAGATGTTAGAGAAGTATCATATAATCCAAATCCAATTGGAAACGCAATTAGAGCTGGTGCTGGACTTTTGAAAAATACAATGAATAGACCATCAGTTCAAGGTGCTATTAAAACTGGTTCTCAGATGTTACAAAAAAGTGTTCCATCTGGTGGTTATAGCACTCGTGAAGGAGATGGAAAACCTCGTGAGACTCCACTATGGGACGGACCATCAAAACCAACTCCAACAACTCCAACAAAACCACAAACCAAAAAGCAACCACCTATGAGAGATGAACCTCTCTGGTGAGTTAATATAATATTACAATTTATTAAGCACCTTGACAGGTGCTTTTTTTATGACTATAATCACTCTGTTAGGGTTGAAGATAAGTTATATCTATAAATACTTTGAATATTATTAAAGACCCGAATGAGTTATGATAATCCTTGGTTATATCAAGGAAAAGTTTTTGAGACAGAAGATATTCAAGAGAATTTTGGATTTGTTTATTTGATAAGTTGCGAAGAAACTCAAAGGAAATATTTGGGAAGAAAATACTTTTGGTCTTTTAGAACACCAAAAGGAAAGAAAAGAAAAGTAAAACAAGAAAGTGATTGGAAAAATTATTATGGTTCTTGTCCTGAATTAAAAGAAGATATAAAGAAACACGGAAAGGATAAGTTCCAAAGAACTATAGTATCTCTTCATAAGACATTAGGTAAAACAAACTATGAAGAGACAAGGCAATTATTTTTAAACAACGTCCTGACCGAAGCACTTGACAGTGGGACTCCTGCGTATTACAATTCAAATGTCATGAACCGATATTTCAGGAAGGATTACTTTAATGCATCTTCATATCAAGAAAATCTGTAATGATACAATACAACAACATATTAATCGTATGTGCGATTTGTGTGAAGAGGGTAGAGCAAGAGATGCGGAATGTATCTATAGTGAAATCCGTGATTGGGTAATTCAAAAAGAAAACCTTGAAGTATTATCGCTTGATTATATTAATGGTTATTTTATGGATTTTTGACAAATTCTAAATAATAACTTATTATGATAAATCCCTATTATGAGTAGGGTAATTATTATGAGTCTGTGACCGTGACACCTAGAGCCGTGGAAGGTGCCTCCCGAGAGGGTTGGTATACCCCCCTTTTATACGGATGCCGAATTCTATTAAACTAAATGCAACAATTTTTTACAGTAGCCTTGCCCCTTTTGGCATCGGTTACAACCAGCACGGCAACACTGCCCCAAGTGTTTCCTCCTCCACCCGTGAGTGGTCCGCCACCATTTTCTATTATTCAAGAGGAGCCTACATCAAAGACAGCGACCAAAGAGGTTGCTCCCGATAAACCAAAAGAAAAAAGGTTAATTTGTAAAGGATGTAATACTAATGAAACGAAGACTGTAGAATTCTTACAGAATCGTGGAATTACTGACAAAAATGCCATAGCAACCATTATGGGCAATATCCGACAAGAGTCTACCTTCACTCCTAATGTATGTGAGGGTGGTGCTAGAGTGTCTTATAGTGCTTGTAGGAGTGGTGGTTATGGATTGATTCAATTTACCGATGCTCCAAGATATAATGGTCTTGGTAAGTTTGCTGCTCGTATTGGTGGAGACCCTTCCACACTTGATACTCAACTGCAATACATTATGTATGAAAGTGATTGGAAGATGATCGAGAATCGAATGAAAACTCCCGGTAAATCTATTAATGATTATATGGGACTTGCTAAAAAATGGATACGTTGGGGGCATCATGGGGCAAGAACTGATTATGCTTATAACTACGCAAATCGTTTAGTTCTTGTTGAAGTATAAATTTCATAAAATTGAATAAATATAGGAGGGCACTCATAACCCTCCTTTTTTATGTTTAATTTCAATTTTGGCAAGAAGAAACCTGACATAAAACAATATGCAATTATAGGAGTCGTATTGTCCTCCATTATTGCAGCACTCTCCCAATGCTCTGGAATATCCACAAATACTTTATGGGACTTATTGGATGAGATGCAACGAAAATATTTCCCACAAACTATTCTCAATGAGTTTATCATCAAAGACCCAGAGAAACTTGACCGAAGAATTAAGAGGGATGTGGATGGAGCAATTGATGAGTATTGGAGAAAAACTGGAGAAAAACCTGTAGAGATTCCTGCTCCAATATTTTCAGAGAAACCTGTTGATGAATCCGTGTGTTATACGGATGAATGTAAGTCTTTAGGCGGAGAAATGCGTTTATGTTCTACTTGGGTGTCTGGATGTAACTAAAAGTCGTATATATAACCATATCTTATTTTATTGGAGATTATTATGTCTGTATCACAAGAACTACTGAGTGCTGTTGAAGCGTGGAAAGTAGAAGACGAAAAGTTCACTGCCGGTAATAGTGCCGCTGGTACTCGTGCTCGTAAGGCCCTACAAGAGGTCGGTAAACTGGTTAAGACCCGTAGAGGCGAGATTACCGAAGAGAAGAACGCCCGTAAGGAAGCAAAGGGTTGACTTTATTGCCCTGATGCCTTATAGTACGTTCACGGGTGAAGGAGGTCCAAACTTCTTATAAATCCCACACCTCCCAAGCCTCTCAACGATGCTCAAACAGGGAGGTCTATCCAATTATCCCAGTATTTCGTAAGAATACTGGGATTATAAATAAACTTCGTAGTTGTAATTCTTAACAAACTATATGAATTTTCTAAAACAATTAATGCTTGTCCCGGTTGCTCTGGGTCTTGTTGCTCCTGCGGTGACTGCTGTAGAACTCAATACTGAGGATGTCAACAAGTATGCTTCGGCAGCACAGGTCACAAGTATTACTCAATTCTCTGATGTCCAACCTACTGATTGGGCATATCAAGCACTTGGCAACCTTGTAGAGCGTTATGGTTGTGTTGCTGGTTATCCTAACGGTACATATAAAGGTGGTCAGGCAATGACTCGTTTTGAGGCAGCAGCACTGCTGAATGCCTGCCTGGATCGTGTAACTGAAACTACAGATGAACTCAAAAAACTTCTTGCTGAGTTTGATTCGGAACTTTCTATCATCACTTCTCGTGTAGATGGTCTTGAAAGCAAAGTTGGTAAACTTCAAGCAACACAATTCTCTACCACTACCAAACTCAAAGGTGAAGTAAACTTTGTTCTTGGTGGTGTTCCCAGTCTGAAAACCAATAAAGGTGTTGATGTAGGTAATACCGCATTTAACTATGATGTTCGTCTGAACTTTGATACCTCATTTACTGGTAAGGACTTGCTTCGCACTCGTCTGCGTTCTGGTAACTTTAATAGTGATCCTTTTGGTTCCAGTTCTTCACTCTTCAAACTTGATAAGGCAGAATCTTATGCCGACCAAGTTGTGATTGACCGTCTGTACTATCAGTTCCCAGTTGGTAAGAGTGTAACTCTAACTGCTGGTCCTCTGGTTCGTAACACGGAGATGGCATGGGTTCCTTCTGCTTATAAGTCTGAAATCCTTGACTTCTTCCAACTTGGTGGTGCCTCTGGTGTCTATAACAAGGCAACTGGTGCTGGTTTTGGTGCTCAATGGAAGCAACAAGTTCCAAAAGGTCAGGGAGGTTTCCTTGCTGGTCTGAACTATGTCTCTCAGGATGGGGACAATACTGAAACTGGTGTCTTCAATTCTGATAGTGGATTGAACTTCCTGACCCAAGTTGGTTACCGTGCTCCTCAGTGGGGTGCTGCGGTTGCTTACCGTTATGGTACTAAAGGAAGTCGTGTTCGCACCTTCAACGCTCTTGGTGGTGGTTCTGGTGCCCTTACCAGTGGTCAGGAAAGCAACAGCATTGCTCTGAATGCTTACTGGCAACCTTCTCAGAGTGGATTCGTTCCTTCTATCTCAGTTGGTTATGGTTATAATGGTGTAAGTGGTGATGGTTCTGCTACTGGTGCTACTGACTCCGATTCCTGGTTCGTTGGACTTCAGTGGTCTGATGTGTTTGCTCAAGGTAATACTGCTGGTGTTGCTGTTGGTCAACCTGGAAACTCGGAAAACATTTCTGAGGATGCCATAATGCTTGAATTCTTCTATAAGTATCAAGTTTCAGACAACATCAGCATCACTCCTGCTCTCTTCTATGTGAGTAATAATGCTCGATATCAAGGAGAATCTGCTTGGGGTGGTGTAGTCCAGACCAAGTTTACTTTCTGATAAATCACTCATAACTTGAGTGGAACCACCCCAGAAAGGGGTGGTTTTTTATAAATAACTAAAAAGTATCAGTATAATGGAAACTTTATTTAAATCTTTAAGTGATGCTCAGGCATCACTTTTTTTGTTATTCCAAAAAACCTGGGTTTACCACTGGCATGTTGTGGGACCTGACTTTAAACAAATTCATGATCTATTTGGAGAGCAATATCAGGCAATTCAAGAAGAAGTTGACCGCATCTCAGAACATATGAGATATTTGGGAATTAAACCTATTAGTTCTTTATCTAGAGTTGTGGAAGTCTCTGGTGTTGGAGAAGCAAAGACGAATATTTCTGAAATGGAAATGATTAAAGATTTGCTTGAAGGGCACAAAAAGATCATAGATATGTTAGGTGAAGTTGCCGAAGAAGCAGAAGCACAAAAATCAAGAGGAACTATTAATCTTGTTGATGATTTAAACGAAGCACACGGCAAGTTCGTTTGGATGTTGAGATCTTTTCTTGAATAGAAATTAATGCTATAATATAAAAAACTTGATGAATTAAAACGGATGAATAAAAATGCTGAAAATCAGATGCAAAATGTGCAACAAAGAGTTGCACTCACATCCAACACAGACTAAGTGCTGTGGATGTGACAATTTAACCACAGTAAAAGACGATAAAATTACTGCATTGGATTTGACTTTGGTAGAATTAATATCAAAACCAGATCAAAAAAATAATTCATCTTCTCTTTTTACAAGAGAAGACCTTGCATATCAAGAAGCAAGAAGAAACCGTAAAATTAGAAAAATGGAGTTTGAAATTAAATGAGTTGGGAAACCCCAAAGCTTTCAAAAAATGATATTGAATTACTTACTGTATCATTGGATGATTATATTTTTTATGCTAAACAAGATGGTGGACCAGACACAAAAGATGTGGAACGTCTTTTGATTAGATTGGAAGATCATTTAGATAAATTTTGATTTTTAATAGTTGTATTGACA